CGCATGGTAAGCCACTCCAGCCGCGACAACGAAGACAGTACCGTCTCTAGCAAGATACAGATTGCAGAGAGGGCCCGGCAGGTCACTTCGGCCGTTAACCACGACATTGAGCGACGGAGTATTCCCGGTCGCCGGACCGGCTGTGTGGTGACAAACCACGGAAAGGGCCGAGCCTGGGGTTCCGTGTCCACGAGTTAACCACCCTCCGTATTCGATTACAGGTAGGCCCGAGCCCACGAAGGCTCTAGGGAGGTCCGTCCACATCGCCATTCTTACGCTTCTCTTTCTGCTCACGGAAGAATGCCTGCGCCCCTAGGGTCACCAGCACACCGAGTGCGGATGAGCCGAGCGCGAGGATTGCTTGCCGATCTTGATCGGTAGTGGCCAGGGTCGGCACGCCCACAATGATCATCGCCGTAATGACGATCAGCGTTAGCGCAACCGTAAACAAAACCTGGCCCGTACGCATTAGGCCCGCAGCCAGGTCGCTCGGAAGTGGATCGTTTGACCCAGCGGTTCCGTGTTCTTGTTGACAGGGGAGTTGTGCCAGGCGTAGATGTTGAGCGCGGTCGCCGCGCCGAATCGGCGGATACAGGAAATCGACCACTCCTGGGTCGCGCCGTTCGGACCACCGGACGCGGTTACCGTGTTACCTAGAACGGCGTTGGTGTTGAACGCACCCGCTAACCGGAATGACGCGGTGTTGTCCAGCCCGAGCCAGATGCCGGACGAGTAGCCGTCTTGCATGCCGTTCAGCCGACAACCGGCGTCGATCGCCCAAACCCCGTCGCGGTTTAGAGTGAACTTGGCGTCGGCCGTGGAGCCACCTGTCGCGGTACCTTTCGTGACGTCCGGCGTAGTGCTCATCGCGGTTGGGAAGGACAACGGTCGATCACCAGATGGGACCAGCGTTTGAAGTGCGCCGTTGTAGTATTCGGCCTCGTGGCTGTACCACAGGTTCCGAGCGATGGCCGACTGCACCACCGACGTAGCGTTGGCCAGCAGATTCAGCGTAGCCAGCAACAGGGTGCCCGCCGGTTGGGCCGGGGCGACGGGTGAAGCGGCCGGGGTACCAGCCAACGCGTAGATCTTGGGTCCGTAGATTGCGCCTGAGTAGTCCGCGTCGTCGACCGCCATCAGGATCAGGTCAACCCGGGGTAGCGTTGACACCGGCGAGATTGTCACGTTGACCGCAGCGTCGCTGATCACGGCGTAGGCGCCACCGTCCGAGGCCGGAGTAGGCACGATGGCTCGACCGGGTGTGACCAGAACCGTCATGTTGGGAGTGCCCTGCTGGTTGGTCAGCAGACCGGATATGATCTTGCCGATTCCGGACAGCGGGTCGGTTGCTACGTCGAGCAGCATTCCGGCTAGCAGGCGATCGTCGAGCGCGTTGTACGCGGAGTTCTGAAGATAGAGTGCTTTTAGAGTCATCGGCTAGACCTGCCGCCAGGCACTACGCCCTTTAAGAGGACGTTGGCCCGCAGGTCGCGATGGAAGGCGCACACCGGCTTGTCGTTGACCAGTGCGACACTGTCCGTGCTCAACGGGTCGTGCGGCGGGTTGGGGTCCTTCGGCCGATCTGCGGCGGCGAGCTTGGCACATTCGGTGCACATGAACACAGGCGCTGTCATTGGTTTCTCCTATCCGGCGATCTGCTGACGTAGAACCCAGTCGTCGACCACGTAGTTCCACGGGATCGTCTGACCCGAGCTGTCGTTGGGCGGGGAGCCGGTTACCTTGAGATAAACGCCCAAATCTACGGCAACGTCGGAAAACGCGGAGCCCGTGGTGCCGCTGATTGGGGTAATCGCGTTCGCGCCCAGGTTCACCGTAGCTACGTCGACGTCGGTGATCGTGCCACCCGCGTTACGCCACCAGGCGCCAAGCTTAGCTACGGCTGGAACGCTACACTTGACCGCCACTTGACAATTCCATTTGACGTTGCCGCCCGAGACCCCGGCTCCGACCGAGCGCACTTCACTGGACAGACCGGTTTGGGAAATGCTGGTCGTTTTGGTGAACGTAGCCCGCAGCCGCGCATCGTAGGGCCGAGCGTAACCGTAGTAGTTGGGACTGGTGGTCGGGCCTGGCCCAAGGATCAGGCCACGGAACGTACCGTCGCGGATTCGGTCACAGATACCGGCCACGGCGATCATATTGGCGGAGCCCATCAAGTAACGGCCCGGCCAGGAATAGCGGATTAGGTCGGGAAATTGACCCGACCCGGGCATTGCCGCACCTATGGCGGGTGGAGTGTTAACGGTGTGGGCGCCGAAGATCGCGCTTCCGCCCTCGGACTGAAACCAGTGCTCCCAGAAGATCAGCAGGTCACAGAGTTCCCAGTCGCCCGCGATGGTGTTAACCGCGTCAGCGAATTGGGCGGGGTCGTACCAGAGTATGGTACGCTGGTTGGCGTCCACTCCGTCAAACTGACCTTGGAATGCGTGGTCTACTCCGTCCGATCCGAGCGAGGATTTGTAGCTACCGTCGCCCTTGTAGGTGCGCCAGGCATACGGGCTGACGTCGAACGAGTCGCGCTCGCGGTTCACGGTGAGTACGCCGGGCACGTGACTCATCTTGTAAGACCACTCGCCCGATATAGAGTCTGGGCTACCGACCAATACTCCGATGTAGGGAACTTGCCAGCCGTCTACCCGTTTGGCCTCGTAACCCGGGTTCGGCAACAGATTTGGGCCGGTGATGACGGCGGTCGCGCCCTGGGCTGGGCGTGCGGCTGCGGCCAACCTGCGCTCAGCTGTGGATAGCCGCTCCTCCGTGCGATTAAGCCACTCGGCCAAATCCACCGATCGCGCTACGCGAGTCATTGGTCTCCTACATCGGGATAATCGTGTTGCCGTCGAGCAGGGCAGGCACCATCGTGATCGTAACCTCGTCCATCTGGCCTGCGTTAACCGCAATCGCCGCGATTCGGACCTGGAGATCATATCCGTCGACAAAGGTCGGCCCGGGAGGGACAATCAGGCGGCAGTCGTCGCCCACTCCGTAGGAGCCCAAGATCGGATCCTCGTCCGCGTCGGGGCAACGGATCTTAATGGAGAGGATGACTCCGCTCCGCGCGGCCTGCTCGGCTCGGGCCTTCTCGTTGAGAGTCGACTGGACGCTGATGTCAGTGAAGCTGAGCGCGTCCTCCAAGCGGACCCATCCTGCGCCGTACATGAACTGTGCTTCGTAGGAGGAGACCAGCGGATTAGTCGCGTCGGCCGGGTTAGTGCTGACGCAGTCGATCCAAGTGGTCGAGCTAGCTGCGTCCTCGGTCCATTCGTCGATCGCACAGTTCACCCCTACGATGAATGTCAGGTGGCTGGTAGCCAGGGTGCGCCCGAGCCGGGGGTAGCCCACCTCGAAGCGATCGGACCAGATTCCGTTGGCGTAGACAGGACTGGATTTGATGTCTGGCCCGTTAACGACCCCGCACAGGTTGCGGATCATTTCGCCGTAGCTCTTGCGGTCGGCCCCGTAGTAGGTTCGGTCACGACGTTGACCCGTGTTCGCGTTGCCGATGGTGGTCACACCGAGCGCACCGTAGGGGTCCCTTTGGGGGAGGTCGATCAGCGTACCCAGGATCGCGGCCTGGTCGATCTGAGTGAAGATCATTGTCTGACGGATGCGACGCCGGTCCCAGTACGACATGATCTCGTCGGCTTGAATCGTCATCAAGCCTTCGGCGTCCCAGCTTCGCTTCCACAGAATCCCAGACCAGACGGGAATCGAGCCCCTCAGCACTCCGACCATGACACGACCAGGCAACATGGTGTCAACAAGCCCGCCGTCGAATACGGGGATTACGGCCTCTAGCGGACCAGGAGCGTTAATCCGAGACTCGTAGCTAAGCGACGTCCAAGGTGCGGTAGCCAGAACCTGCTTAGTCTGGATCGCCCGCACAATGAGTGTGGTGGAGGTACCAGCGCCGAATCCGGTCACAGCATCGCCGACCGAGTCTCTACAAAACAGGTACCGTTACCCGCCTGAGCGAATAGCCGAATGGTCCAGGTCCCGGGTGGGATCACCGGCCACTGGGCACCAATCCCGATCAGATCGCGTCGCTCTACTCCGTTGAGTAGCACGTGGTAGTCCCGAGTCACCTTGAGCACGTCGGCCGCGCCGAGTGAAGCCGTGATCGGGAACAGACTTTGGCCGACCACCTCGATCTGCGGGTTGAGCAGCACTCCCGTCAGGGTACAGTCGACCGGGGCGGGTACGTTCCCCGTGTTGGTGAGTAGAGCCTGGCTGACCATCTGGCTCGTGGGCGGGTACTGCCAGCCCTTCGGCGCCACGTAGTTCGGTGCGCCTGACGCTGCGGTGTAGCCGCGTTTGTAGGTACGGCCCGTCAGTCGAGCCGAGCCCGCAATCAGCATTGCTGACTGGTAGTCGCCTGTGTAGACGCGCGGGTCGGGACAGTAGAACTGGAGGTGAATCTCTCCGAGGCGCCAGTCGTTGCCCATGTCGGTGGGCATCGCTGACTGACGCAACTTGCCGTAGACGGTCCGCCCGTCAGTGAGAACCAGCGTTTCGACGGCCTTCCGTGATGGGCCTAATACGAATAGCGCGGCCCGGCGCTTAGCTTCCAAATCGGCCGGAGAACTGCCCTGGATTCCGAGCGAGAGCACGATCATCCGAGGCCCAACCTGGTCAGTGCCGCTCCAGGCTCCGTCGATCTGTGGCCGGTCAACGTCCGCTGCTTGGATGTCGGGCAGGCCGTCGATCCCGTCGATTGCGACGACGGGGTACGGGGTGCCTGGACCAAAGAACAGAGTGCGCCACTGGCCCTGTTGGGTTGATCTCATACCAGACGCAGCGCCGTCAGTAGCGTGACCAGCACCCAACAGGCTAGGCCAGCGGCTACGAAGTTAGGGCGCGCCCAAGTGGACGAAGGCGAGTGGCCCAAGACTGCTCCAGCGATGAAACACCCGAGGCTGACGATTAACAGGATGATCACTACCGCGTACATTCTGCCTCCTAAGCGGAAACGAGCCCGCCGATCTTGGACGCCCACTTAATTGCGTCGGCTACGTCCTGCGGCTTAAGCTGAGTGCCGAAGCTACGTGCGTCGATGTGGATTCCGGCCTTCTGAGCTGCGTCGGCAATCGTCTGACCGAAGTTGCTCGGCGCGTACATCGCCTCGCGCTTGTCGGTGGGATCGCCTCGGAACCCCATTTGGTAGAGGACGTCGGACATCGTCTTCCCCACTTGGCTGACGTCGACACCCCACTTGCCGCCTGGGCCTCCAACAATCTTGTCCTTAAGGCTGTTCGCCATCTTGAGCAGATTGATTCCGGTGGGGGCGGCTACCTTGTCGTAAAACGACGCGGGCACCCACGACCCATCCTCGGCCAGTACCGTCTTGGACGCCTTGAGCGGTGCGGCCTTGACATTTTCGTAGAACGACGCCGGGACCAGCGAGCCGTCCTCCGCCATCACCAGCTTACCTAGCTTGACCCCTGCGTCCTTGATCGCGTTGAACATGTCGGCCGGATACAGCGAATGGCCCGGCAAGTTGGTCATCGTGCCGAGCTTGTTAGGTGCGTTCTTGATCCCAGAGTAGAAGCTAGCCGGAACTAGGGACCCGTCCTCGGCACGAATCATCTTGCTCATATTTGCGGGGGCCCCAGCCGAGGCGAGCTGTGCCTTAGTCGGCGTGATCGGGGTATTCTTCGAGTTC